AGGTTGTGGTAAATCTGCTGGTGGTAGAATTTTTATGAATAATGGGGGTTCAACATTAACTAAATGTGCGATGAAAGGTCAAAGAAAATTAGACCGATTAATTTTAAAAGGTGGAGGCAGTAAAGCAGAAAATTCATTAGCAGAATCAATATTAAAAGCAGGTAAAGGATTAAAAAGTATAGCTTCGTTAAAAGGATTACTAGGCCCAGGAGCATTAGCTTTGGAAGCTGCAATAGAAGCAGGTCTTACTGGTTATGACATGCTATCAAAAGGTAAAACATTTAGAGAAGCAGTTGGTGATAGTTTATTTAATTATGCACTAGGAGATAAAACTAAAATAGATCCAAGAAAAGAACGAGACAAAAGATTTAGAACAGAAGGAATGAGTGAAGAAGATATGGGTAAGATCGCTGCATTTGAAAGTGCAAACAAGGAAATAGATCAAATATCTAATCTTTATGATAAACTAGATACAGCTGAACAAGGACAATTGGATGAAATGTCAGAAGATTCTGATTTTTCATATCTTCCAAACAGGACTAAAGAATTTAAAAAACAAGAAGATGAAGCTAGAGCAGATATACAAGATGTAGGTAGAACAGGATCTATAGATAGATTAACAAATGTTGATTATCAAGGAGGAGCAACTGCATTAGCAGAAGCAAACAGAAGAGCTGAACTTGCTCAATTAAAATCTGTAAATTTTAATTTACAAAGTAGAAAAGGCAATGAAAAAAGATTTGCAAGAATTAATGAGTTAAATTTCCAAGATCCAAAATATAAAGAGTACATGGGTCCGTTCCCAACAAATTATGGTTTTGCAGGTGGTGGAATAGCTAGTTTAAAAAAAAAGTATTATGACTAAAGAAAATCCAACACTTGTAAAAAACATGAAGTATGTTAAGTTCGACCAAATCCCACCTTTGAAAGGACCAAGTTCTCAAGGGTTGATTAAAGAACAGAAACAAGATAAACCAATACAGGATAAAAAATATGGCAGATATAGATAAGTCTCTTCCCAACACTCGTACTGAATTAGAAGTTCCAGGTGAGGAACAAGAAATCGATGTTACTGAACAGACGGCACAAAAACCCGTAGAAGTAATACCAGAAGAAGATGGTGGAGCAACTATTGACTTTGATCCAGGAGCCGTGAACCAAGCAGGTTCAGATTCACATTTCGATAACCTAGCAGATATTTTACCTGAAGATGTTTTAGATCCAATCGGATCAAAACTTAGAGGAGATTACACAGATTACAAATCATCAAGAAAAGATTGGGAACAATCTTATATTAACGGTTTAGATCTTTTAGGATTTAAATACGATAATAGAAACGAACCTTTTCAAGGAGCATCAGGTGCAACTCACCCCGTTCTGGCAGAAGCCGTTACACAGTTTCAAGCATTAGCTTATAAAGAATTATTACCCAGCGATGGTCCGGTTAGAACACAAATGTTAGGTGTTTCAAATCCACAAAAAGAACAACAAGCGGGTAGAGTAAAAGATTTTATGAATTACCAGTTAATGGATCAAATGAAAGAGTACGAACCTGAATTTGACCAAATGTTATTTCATTTACCTCTAGCAGGTTCAACATTTAAAAAAGTTTACTACGATGATTTATTAGGCAGAGCAGTATCTAAGTTTATTCCAGCAGATGATTTAGTTGTGCCTTACACAGCAACATCATTAGATGATGCCGAGTCTGTTATCCATGTTATTAAACTTTCTGAAAACGATTTACGTAAACAACAAGTAAATGGTTTCTACACAGACATAGAATTATCAAAACCAACATCAGTAGCAGATGGAGACAAAGTTACAGACAAAGAACGTGAGATAGAAGGTGTTGCTACATCAGCTAGAATAGAACAGCTTTATACTTTGTTAGAATGTCATGTTAATTTAGATTTAGAAGGTTTTGAAGATGTTGGAGAAGATGGTGAACCAACAGGAATAAAATTACCTTACGTAGTTACAATAGAAGAAGCTAGTCAAAAAGTTTTATCGATTAGAAGAAATTTTGCTGCTACTGATACACTAAAAAACAAGATTCAATACTTTGTCCATTTTAAATTTTTACCTGGACTAGGGTTTTATGGTTTTGGATTGATACACATGATCGGTGGATTAAGTCGTACCGCAACTTCGGCTCTTCGTCAGTTATTAGACGCAGGAACTTTATCTAATTTACCAGCAGGATTTAAACAAAGAGGAGTTAGAGTCAAAGATGACGCTACACCAATACAACCAGGTGAATTTAAAGATGTAGATACACCAGGTGGCAATTTAAAAGATGCATTCGTATTTCTACCTTACAAAGAACCATCGCAAACGCTATTAGCGCTAATGGGGACTGTGGTAGCAGCGGGACAGAGATTCGCATCAATTGCTGACATGCAAGTTGGTGATGGGAACCAGCAGGCGGCTGTTGGTACAACTGTAGCTCTTTTAGAACGGGGTTCAAGAGTAATGTCAGCAATCCACAAAAGATTATATGCTGCATTAAGAAATGAATTTAAATTATTAGCAAAAGTATTTGCAACATACTTACCACCAGAATATCCTTACGATGTTGTTGGCGGACAAAAGAATGTTAAAGTAACTGACTTTGATGACAAGGTAGATGTACTACCTGTAGCAGATCCTAATATATTCTCAATGAGTCAGAGAATATCTTTAGCACAAACTGGATTGCAAATGGCAATGGCTAGTCCTCAAATTCATAATCTATATAATGCTTATAGAAAAATGTACGAAGCATTAGGTATAAAAGATATTGATAGAATTTTACCACCACCTCCACCAACTGCACCTAAAGATCCGAGTCTAGAACACATTGATGCAATGGGTGGCAAAAAGTTTCAAGCATTTCCAAATCAAGATCATAGAGCGCATATCACTGCTCACTTGAATTTTATGTCTACTAATTTAGTTAGAAATAATCCACCAATCATGGCAGCGATACAAAAAAATATTTTAGAACATATTTCTTTGATGGCTCAAGAACAAGTTCAATTAGAATACAGAGAACAACTTGTACAGCTTCAACAATTGGCGCAACAAGCAGCAGTCAACCCACAAGCACAACAACAAGTGGCTGAGATGACTCAAAACATTGATGCAAGAAAAGCTGTGTTGATTGCAGAGATGACTGAAGACTTTATGATTGAAGAAAAGAAAATTACATCACAATATGATTCAGATCCGTTACTAAAACTTAAATCTAGAGAAGTAGATTTAAAAGCAATGGAGAATCAACGTAAACAAGAAGAAGCAACTTCTAAACAAGAGTTAGAAAGAGCAAAACTACTTCAAGCACAAGGTTTAAACCAAGAAAAACTTGAACAGAATGAAGAATTAGCTGAATTACGTGCTGAGACTTCACTTGAGAAGCAAGAAATAGCAAATGAAAACAGATTAACACTTGCTAACATGAAACCAAACAGATAAAAGGAGTATATTATGATGAATTACAAAACAGGCGGCAAAAAAGTAGCGATGCCAGAGCAAGAAAAAGTGGTTGACCCTAGATCAGAGAAAAGTTTTAGAGGAAAAAGCTTTATTGCTAAAGGCGACACTAATCCGGTTAAAGGAACTGGTGCTGCAAGAAAACAAAAAGACGTAACCTGGTATTAGTATGTGGTTAGGAGCTATTAAGTTAGCGTTAAACGCAGGAACGCATATTTACAAAAAGAAACAGGAAACTAAAATGCTTATGGCTGATGCACAAGCACAACATGCATCTAAGATGGCCACAGGTGAACTAGCATTTAGTGGAAAACTTTTAGAAGCTAGACAAAACGATTATAAGGACGAGGTAGTTCTTGCAATATTAACGTTGCCCATAATTGTCCTTGCATATGGGGTTTGGTCAGACGATCCACAGGCTATGGACAAGATAAAAATTTTCTTTGAGCATTTCCAAGCACTCCCAAAATGGTTTACTAATTTATGGGTACTTGTATGCGCTAGCATATTTGGTATAAAGGGTACACAAATATTTAGAAACAACGGAGTTAAAAAATAGTGATTGATAAAAAAGAAAAGAATACTTTAAAAAAACATAGCGTGCACCACACTGCAAAGCACATGTCTAAAATGAAAAAAGATATGAAAAAAGGTATGACATTTAAAAAATCACATAACCAAGCAATGAAAAAGGTAGGAAGATAATGAAAAACTATAGACAAAATAAAATGGGTGGCGGAATGATGGAAAGACCTATGTATGGAGCAGGTGGTAAAACTTTAAAACCTGTTAATAAGAAAAAAAATCCAGGACTTGCAAAATTACCAACTCCAGTAAGAAATAAAATGGGCTTTAAGAAAAATGGTGGTAGTATATAATGGCTAAACCAGGATTATACGCAAACATTCAAGCTAAACGTAAAAGAATCAAAGCAGGTTCAGGTGAGACTATGAGAAAACCTGGAGCTAAAGGTGCACCAACAAAAGCTAATTTTGTAAGAGCAGCTAAGACAGCTAAACCTATTAAAAAGAAAGCGTAATGGCAAGCGCAGCTTGGACACGAAAAGAAGGTAAATCACCCTCTGGCGGTTTAAATGCTAAAGGTCGTGCAAGCTATAAAGGTGGCACTTTAAAAGCACCTACTAAATCTAAAACAAGTTCAAGACGTAAATCATTCTGTGCACGTATGTCAGGTATGAAAAAGAAATTAACTTCTGCTAAAACTGCAAGAGATCCTAACAGCAGAATAAATAAATCATTAAGAAAGTGGGATTGTTAATATGGAAATAGAAAGATTACTAAAAATAATAAAAGATAGATTAGATAACCTAACTAATATTGTAACAACGGGTGTTGACACCATGGAAAATTACAAGTATATATTAGGACAAATAAACGCCCTAGAGGCAACTAAACAGGAAATCTCTAACCTGCTAGATAACAAGGAGCAAAAAGAAAATGAAGGCACAGTCATCGATATTGGGGACCACAAGCCCAAAAATTGAATTACCTAACAAAGATCTTGTTGGCGTAAAAAAATCAGAAAAAAAAGAAGTTACAAAAGAAGAAACAAAACTACCAAAACCAACTGGTTGGAGGATGCTTGTTTTACCATTTAGAATGAATGAAAAAACAAAAGGCGGAATCTTACTTGGCGGCGAAACTATAGACAGACAACAAGTTGCATCACAATGCGGAAGTGTACTTGCAATGGGAGACGCTTGTTATTTAGATAAAGACAGATATCCAAATGGTCCATGGTGCAAGGTTGGTGATTGGATAGTCTTCGCACGTTATGCCGGATCAAGAATAGAAATTGATGGTGGTGAAGTACGTCTTCTAAATGAAGATGAAGTTTTAGCAACCGTAGAAGATCCAACGGATATTCTACATAAATATTAACATAGGAAGGACACTATGCCAGAAGCAAATAAAATAAAAAAAGATGAGATGATGGTAGACATAGATACTTCAGGTCCAGAGACCGAAGTTAGTTTACCGGATGATAATGTAAACGAAGTACAAACGGAAAAGGAAACAAATGAAACAATTATTCAAGAGCCTGTTAAAACTGAAGACGCACCTAAGGAACCTAGTGAGCAGCCGGATGTTCAAGCAAGCGAAACGCAAGAAGACGAAAAATTAGAAGACTATAGTAAAGGTGTACAGTCTCGTATTGCGAAATTAACTCGTAAGATGAGAGAAGCAGAAAGAAGAGAACATGCTGCTACTGAATATGCTAAGTCTGTAGAAGAAAAAAGAAAATTTGCAGAATCTAAGTATGAGCAAATTAATAATGATTACGTAAAACAATTTGATAGTAGAGTTACTACTGGAATGGATTCAGCGCAAAAAGAATTAGCGACTGCAATTGAAACTGGTGATGCGGCAGCACAGGTAGAAGCAAATAAAAAAATTGCTACACTATCTATAGATGCAGCTAGATTAAATGTTTTAAAAGATACAACAAAAGTTGTTGAGCAACCAAAAGCAGATTTGTCTCAAGATGCTAATTATCAGAGACAAACACCTCAAGCTTTACCTACACCAGACCCACAAGCAGAGGCTTGGGCAGGTAAAAACAGTTGGTTTGGTCAAGATAGAGCAATGACGTTCACTGCTTTTGAAATACACAAAGAATTGGTAGATGGTGAGGGTTATGACCCTAAATCAGCTGAATACTATGCGGAGATAGACAAAAGAATAAAAGTTGACTTTCCACATAAATTTGGTAATACTGAAACAAATACGTCTAGGCCTGTTCAGTCAGTTGCTTCTGCGAATAGAAGCGTAAAACCAGGACGCAAAACTGTGAGACTCACATCATCACAGGTCGCGATAGCGAAAAAATTAGGTGTGCCACTCGAAGAGTATGCAAAACAAATAAAACTCACGGAAGGAGCATAAGCATATGACAAAAGAAAACGAAACAATAAAAGTAACTTCTCGTGCGAGTTCAGACAGGTCTAAAACTGAAAGACCAAAAACATGGACTCCTCCATCTTCTCTAGATGCACCAACTGCGCCGGATGGATTCCGACATAGGTGGATACGGGCAGAGAGTTTAGGATTTCAAGATTCTAAAAATATCTCTGGAAGAATTAGATCTGGATATGAATTGGTTAGAGCCGATGAATATAAAGATACTGATTATCCTGTAGTCACTGATGGTAAATACGCAGGAGTGATTGGGGTAGGTGGCCTTGTACTCGCAAGGGTACCTGAAGAGATCGCGAAGTCGAGAACTGAATATTTTAAGCGTCAAGCTGAAGGTCAGGACGAAGCTGTAGCAAACGATTTACTGAGGGAAGAGCACAAGAGTATGCCGATCAATGTTGATAGGCAATCTCGCACAACCTTCGGTGGTACTAAGAAATAAAATTCTAACACCAGCGAATAAATTAAACCGTACTGGAGGCCCTTAGGGGCAGGTACATAAGGAGAAAAAACATATGGCTAATAGACAAACAGCAGGATATGGTTTTAGAGCATCTGGAACGTTAGGTAATACACCTTCAACTCACGGACTTTCTAATTACAATATCGATGCAGCTGTCAATATTGACTTGTTCTATGGACAAGCAGTGGCAGTTACAGCAGGTTATGTTGTTACAGCGGAAGACGCTACAACAGCAGAATCAATTGGTGTTTTATATGGTATCTTTTATGAGGATGGAACAACGTTGAAACCAACGTTCAACAATCATTATAACGGT